GAGCTTGCCAATGGAAGCATCATCGCCCTAAAAGGCGCAGAAAATGCCGACAGCCTTCGTGGCGTTAGCCTCAGCAGCCTCATCGTTGATGAAGCCGCTTACGTCAAGCAAGAAGCATGGGAGATGGTTCTCCGCCCTGCACTCTCAGATCAAGGTGGTCCCGCCTGGTTCATCACCACACCAGCAGGACTCAACTGGTTTCACGATCTATGGGAGCAAGCGCAAGATCAAGAAGACTGGCGCACCTTTTCCTACACCACCGTTGAAGGTGGCAACGTCCCTGCTGAAGAAATTGAAGCAGCACGTCGCACACTCGACGAACGCACCTTCCGTCAGGAATACCTAGCCTCCTTCGAAACCCTCGCAGGACGGGTCTACCCTGACTTCAGCGATGACAACATCTCTGAAGATGTCAAAGACACCGGAGGAGAAATCTATTGGGGAACTGACTTTAACGTTGGTGTCATGGCTGGTGTTCTGGCTTCTCGTGTCGGTGATACTGTGCACATCTGGGATGAACTTGCTGTAAAACAATCCAATACCGATGAAGTCTGCCAACTCCTCAAGGAACGATTCCCGGACCGGCATCTTATTGCGTATCCAGATCCAACAGGGAGCGCCCGCAAGACTTCTGCAGCGGGTCGCACTGACCACGACATCATCCGCCGTTACGGCTTCCAATGCATCAGCCCCAAAGCACCCTGGGCAGTAAAAGACAAGATCAACGCAACCAACTGGATGATCCGCACTGCTGATGGTCAGCTCAGGCTCTTCGTTCATCCACGTTGTAAGCACACGATCAAGGCGCTCAAAAACGTCTGCTACAAAGAAGGGGCTGATGACTACGTGATCGACAAGTCAGCAGGCATCGAACACTGGACTGATGGCTTGGGCTACCTGATCCTTGGTGCGTTCAACCCGATGTACAAGCAAGCTGGCAAGGGCACAGGCATCAGGATCTACTAGCCTCGTTACCTACAATGCAGAAAAGCTGAGAAAGCAGGGACGTGTACAGCGGCTTTAATCATTACGATCGCCAGTTGACCGCTCGCGTCGCTAAGGTCAACGACCCTAATGCTGCTTGGCGTAATCAAGAGCCGCACTGGATCCTGATCGAAGACCTAGTAGGCGGCACCTACGAACTACGCCGTCGCCATCGTCGTTACCTTCCGCAAGAACCAAGGGAGCTGGACGAGTCCTACGACAACCGTCTGGCACGTTCCGTTTGCCCGCCTTATTACCAGCGCCTTGAACGGATGCTGGCTGGCATGTTGACCCGCAAGCCGGTCAGGCTCAACGATGTATCAGACGTTGTACGCGAACAGCTTTTTGACGTTGACCTTCAGGGCAATGACCTGAACGTTTGGTGTTATGAAGCAGCTAGGAAAATGGTTCGCTATGGGCACATCGGTGTCCTGGTCGATGCTCCTGCTGCTGGTGAGCTTGGTCGTCCTTACTGGGTGACCTACACCCCGCGTGAGATCCTCGGCTGGCGCACTGAGTTAATTGATGGCGCACAAAAGGTCACACAGCTTCGCCTACTTGAAAAGGTCATCGTTCCAGATGGTGACTACGGCGAGAAGGAAGTCGAGCAGGTACGAGTGCTAACGCCTGGTGCTTTTGAGATCCATCGTCATGACGCCAAAGGGCAATTCGTGATCCATGACAGTGGTACTACCACGATGGATCACATCCCGTTTGCCGTTGCATATTCCAATCGCGTGAACTTCATGGAGTCACGCCCGCCGCTGGAGGACATCGCCAATCTCAACCTAAAGGCGTATCAGGTCCAATCTGATCTTGACAACCAACTGCATATCAGTGCAGTGCCAATGCTTGCCTTCTTTGGTTTCCCAAGCTCTGCTGAGGAAGTCTCAGCCGGTCCTGGTGAAGCGATCAGCTTCCCGGCAGAAGGGCGTGCAGAATATATCGCGCCGCCTAGCAGCGCCTTTGATTCGCAGTTCCGTCGCCTCGATCAGCTTGCTTCACAGATCAATGAGCTAGGGCTGTCTGCTGTGCTCGGTCAAAAGCTGTCCGCTGAAACTGCTGAATCCAAGCGCATCGACCGCAGTCAGGGTGACAGCACGATGATGGTCATTGCACAGAACATGCAAGACCTGATTGATAACTGCCTTGCCCACCATGCCCACTACCTCAATATCGAGGAAGTTGGCAGCAGCTACGTCAACCGCGACTTCCTTGGCACACGCCTTGAACCGCAAGAAATCCAAGCACTCCTACAGCTCTACACCGCTGGCACCATCACCCAGAAAACACTGCTCGATCAGCTTTATGAAGGCGAGGTGCTTGGTGATGAGTTTGATGTTGAAGAGGAGATTGAGTCAACTCAAGCTGGTGGTTACGTCGAAATGGCAGCACCTGAATCCCGTGCGTTGGCTTCAATCCCAGAAGAGTCTGCTGAGCCAGAAGACGAGGATGAGATGCCAACATGATTGGGTGGCAGGAGGCTTGGTCATGGGCGCTTCAAAGCCACGCAAGCAACAGCTAAACATCATTCAACATCAGCTAGAACAGTCGGTTTATGCTGTCGTTCGTGTTGCCTGGTTTCGTAACGGCAAGGAATACGAGGTCGAAGAGATGCAGCTTGAATACGGCGTCGAACATGTTGAGTACGTCTTGCATGGCTTGGTGGAACGCTGTCTTCGTGCCGGTGCTGATGTGATGGTCATGTCACCCTGCTCCGCCGAAGAATTAGGGCTGGTGTCATGACACAGCACGCTGAGTTCTTTCGTAATGCCATTGACCTGAACCGTTACAGCAACGGTGTCGCACGGCGCGTTATCAGGGCTTACAACGATGTGATCCTTGATGCGACAGACAGGCTTGCCACGCTTGACCCAGAAACGCAGACAGCAGCACGATTGCGTGCGATCCTCGCGCAGCTCAAAGAATCACTCTCCACTTGGTCCGGCGAAAGCACGGCATTGATGGCGCAGGAGCTGCAGGGCTTGGCAGTCCTGCAGTCAGATTTCATGAGCCAGCAACTGCAAGACTTATTGCCAGCAGGATCGCCCACTGTTGTTCGCACGGTGGAAATCAGCCCGCAGTTTGCTCAGGCTGTTGTCACCACTGATCCGACGCAGCTTGGAATCGTCTCTCTGAGCGATCAACTGCCAGGTGCAACCAGAACTGCTGTCGCACGGATCACGGTTGCAGATGGTGCCACTTTGACGTTGCCCAATGGTGAAGTAGTCCGCAAGGCGTTTGAAAACATCGGCACCAAACAAGCTGAGATGTTCAGTCAAGCAGTCCGCAACGGGCTTCTGACTGGCGAATCAACCGACAGCATTGTGCGTCGCTTGCGCGGCAGGTTAAACCGTGAACAGCTTGGAACCACACAGCAGATCATCCAGCAGGGTGGCTTGCTGACCTCAATGCCGGACAACCAGATCCGCGCCATTGTGCGTAGCAGCATCACGCAGGTATCGGATGCAGCAATGCAGCAGGTAGCAGCCGCAAACCCTGATGCCACCAGAAAATATCGCTACACCGCCATCCTCGATACACGCACTTCACCAATCTGCCGCTCACTTGATGGCAAGGTCTACAAATGGGGTGAAGGTCCACAACCGCCGCTGCATTTCAACTGCAGGTCAATGCGGGTGCCAATCGTCAAGGGGTTTGCAGCGCGTGATGCTGAGTTGCGTCAGACGTATGGCGAATGGCTGATGGATAACCCAGCCAAAAAGGAGCAGGTCTTTGGCAGCAAGACGCCGTACTTCAACTACCTAGCAAAAAGGTATGGACCGAATGATGCGTTACGGCGTTTCGTTAGGGAAGATGGATCCGAACTAACCTTGGAACAACTCAAGCGACGTTACCCCAATGTCAAACCAAGAGTTCCAAACGATTAACCTCAACGGCGAACAGGTGCTTGCACGTCAGGTCAGGCTGGCTGATGGCACCCTGCAATGGCGCAATAAGTTCGGCCTAGCATTAGGGCAGGTGGAGCCGATCAATGGCAAAGGCAACGTCAAAGCAGCAAAAGAAAGTGGGCAAGGTCATGTCGGAGTACAAGGCGGGGACGCTAAAAAGCGGCAAACCGGGACCGGCAAAGGGACCCAAGGTAAAAAGCCGTAAACAGGCGATTGCCATTGCTCTCAGCGAAGCTGGTCTCGCCAAGCCTGGCAAGAAGGGAGGCAAGAAGAAGTGAAGCGCGGTGATCGTGTGAGCTGGTTGTACCAAGGTGCCCGCACCTATGGCATCGTGACCAGTACGCCTGGTGCAGGCTCTCATTCCATCAAGGGTCCGACTGGTGGCACCGTCACCCGTCTTGGCACTGCTGATGATCCAGTGGTTGCGATCAAGTCTGAAAGCACTGGTAATCCGGTGCTGAAGAAGCGGTCAGAGTTAAGCCCTGCGCCAAAGCGGAAATGATTACCTACCGTGGCGAGCAGTTCGAGGGGTATAACAAGCCCAAACGGACGCCAAAGCATCCGAAAAGCTCTCATGCTGTTCTCGCCAAGGAAGGCGACAAGGTGAAGCTCATCCGTTTCGGTCAGCAGGGCGTGTCAGGCTCACCAGCGCAAAAAGGAGAGTCAGCAGCAGACAAAGCCAGAAGGGCATCGTTTAAAGCGCGACATGCCAAGAACATCGCCAAAGGCAAGATGTCAGCGGCATACTGGGCTGACAAGGAAAAGTGGTGATCACCTGTCTTCCTGCAGGAAGATCCAATCTTTAAGCTCAGCAACGTACGAGCGCAGCTCCTGTGCTTTGGCAGCGTGCCAGCCGTTGCCTGTTTCAAGGTATAACGCTGTATGACGATCAATAGCCTTTAGGCACTGGTGGATCAGGGGATTCCAAGGTTCACGCAATGGCGTGTTCCATTCCCGTTTTGACATCACCAGT